CTGCAGCACACCAAAAGCCTTTCATTTCCAGCCCTCAAATAGCCTAGTGCGGCCCAAGTGGTGAGCGTTGGGTTGCTAAGAAGCATTAGTTGAAAAAGGCTTTGGCCCTGCAGAACTTGCTTTGAACAGGAACCCCGTGTTCGGGTTGTTCCACCATGGCCAAGGCCATTCTGTGGAAAGTGTTTACATTTATATTCTTTGTGCTAACCAATAATGCCCTTTCTGATGACCCATCTTCATCCAACTCATCGTCAACTCAGCAACAACCTGCAGCCAATGCAACAACTGTTCAGACAGCCAAAGGCAGCATCCTAGAGAGCGCACCAGAGCTCCTAGGGGTCTCCTTGCAGTTCCTACGTACCAAGTTGTCGGTCTACACCAAGGACAGGGTGATGCGGTTTATAAACACCAGTCTGATGCAGACCCAGGCCTGGGGTTCCGGGCTAGAGACTGTGCTCAACCCCATCCTGCCAGGAAAATGGGAGGCACTTAAGGTGGTCTTTGACACCGGTAGGAGGCTGGAGCAGGTGAAGTCTCTGGTTAGGTCCCTAAACGCCTCTGGGGACATAAATGGAGTGGACTGGAGCAAGGTGCCAATTGTCAACACTTTGGTTGATTTGGCTGTGGACGGATTGGGGTGGCTAAACTGGTCTCAAATAACGCCAGAAACAACAGGCAGTGTTTACATGTTGCAAAAAAGACATTCAGGGGTGCAGGCATGGCCAGGAATGGAAGTCAAAGTTCCTTCTCCTCAATGTAGCGGAACCAGAACAGTCACCAATCAAGCATATGCGTCCTTCAACGTTGAGGTCCAGTACGACAGCTTGGAGCCCATTGTCGTCTTAGCCTATGCAACCTCGTATTTGGGCATTGACATAAACAACTGTCCTGCAGTTGTGGAGCATCATGGCAGGTTCAGTATACTCACAGACAAATCCTCCTTCGTGCGCCCCTCCACTACCGGGGACAATAAATTCTACCCTGTCATCCATGTTTCATTCAATCAGGCTGAGCTCAAGACAACATGCTCAGTTGTAGTGTGCTCAATCAGAGAGAGCTACTACACACCTAAGGGCCAGTTCAAGGAGAGTACCTTGGAGAGGATTGAGTTTGCATTCACACCAGCCAGCCGTTCAACTGGCCAGCGGAGGAGACTGTTGGCCGACATGTCTTCTATGATAAAGTTGCCCTGCAGCTCGGGAACTAAGGTCATAACTGCTGTGCAGTACCAGGTCCACACTGTCGACAGACCCGTTCCTGGACCGTTTCGTTCTTTCTGTAACAGAACCAAGATACTAAACAGCTATGCACCGCCTGATCTAGGCTGTTACAGCACATCGCGCAGGCTAACCAAAGTCCAGTGTCCAACGAGGCCAGAACATGTAACGCGAGAGGCAGGAGACTGCTCTTACACTAGGCCAAGTGAGCCATGCCCTTCTGGCTACCTCTGCATATCTGTGCAGACACCTGGTAGGGGGATAGTGAAGCTAGCAACAGAGAAGCAGAAACACTCAGAAGACTGTAGCAAAAGCTGTAACTTTAAACTTGAGGGTTATGAAGGGGTATTAACCTGTCCAAATGGAGAAAAACACGCACTATTTAGCTCAGAGATGCAGAGCAGCTGTTTCTTGAGCAATTATGGAAAGCTCCCTCTCTGGGTATGCAGAATGTCCTTCAGGCCTGTGATGGTCTACCTGATGTGTGCATGGTACCTGCTGGGCTATGCAGCCCTAAGAGTGGCCATCTTTGCGGCCTGCATTCTGTTAAGATGCCTATCATCAGCAATAAAAAAGGCCCGAGTTCTCAAGGATGATACTAGAGGTAGCTGCGAGCACTGTAAAACCTTCATAACTGACAAGTACCACTGGCAGAGGCATGACAACTGCAGAAATGGTCGCTGCCCGTATTGTAGAACAAGTTGCAGCGCAGAAAGGTTACCCATACATGCTAAAGAATGCAACTCCCGCACCAGTTGTCTTATTGAAGATGAAGAAGCTGTGACTGTAAAGCTGGTGCCCTGTACGCTAAGGGTGGCCATTGTCTGGATGTCGTCAATGTCAAAGATGCTTGGAAGAGCCGCCTGGGTACTGGGTCTGTTCATCCTATTCTATATCTGTGTTCACCCAGTGAGTGCACTCAAAGACACGGGGCTGGAAGAAGACCTCTGGGAAAAAGAGGTGGAGTTTGTGCAGTTCTGTGATATGAACTGCTTTCAGAGTGAGGAAGAGTGCATCTGTGCACCTGAGCAAGAAGGGGAAACATTTATGGTCCGAAAGCCGCTCTCTCTGTTTCCGCATAAAGAGGAACTTAGCCAACTGAGCAGCTCAAAGGGCAGCAAGCCAGAGCAGAGGTCAGGGCCGCTACCTTCACAAAAAAGAGTCATAGACGTCACAACGCCGTGGGGAGCACTGCATGTTGACGATGCCTACAAACCATCATACAGCGGGAACCACATCTCACTCTCATGGACAGAAGTGTCTTCGAGCGACGACCATGTGACTGTGAATGGCAAGTCACAAGCCATCCTTAGCCTAGAGACAGGCACAGGGGCTATGTGGGAAATAACCTCTCCGAAGAGTTCAGAATCGAGGAGGGTGTTCGTGACCATACTGGACCACACCCAAGTTTACAACACTAGGTTTCTCTATGCAACTGGAGACAGGGTTGTGGAGTCATGGATGCACGGTAGGTGCACTGGGGACTGCCCTACACAATGTGGATGCACAGATCATTTCTGCCACCAAAATCAGTATGACGATTTTACAAACTGGAGGTGCAATCCCACCTGGTGCTGGAGTATAGGCTCTGGCTGCGCCTGTTGTGCGCTTGGCATAAAAGCCCTCTATAAGGACTGGTTTGTTTCTAAGTGGGAAGTTGAATATGTGGAGAGCCCTGTCATTGCCTGCATTGAGACGAGCCCTGAGGATAGGATATGTCAGGAAGTATCCGCAGGTGTGACCCTCCAGCTTGGCCCTATTTCAGTCCAGTTTAGCGATCCCTCAGGCATCACCAACAGGCTTCCTAGGGAGATAGGTGTATTCCACAAGACTCCATCTCTCAAGTCCTTCGACATTGCAAGAAAGGTAAAACTCGTCGATGCAAAGACAATGTGTGACATCCAATCTTGCACTCATGGCCCAGTTGGTGATATACAGTTCTATGATGTTGACCCGCTCTTTTCAGGAGACCACATAAACCTAAACTCCGTAGGTGCCGGTAAGGGGCTGAATAGCAGTAACTCCTGGACATCATGGTCTGGTGTCACGTCGTTTTACACCTGTCACCCGGGACACTGGCCTGACTGCCACAGCACAGGTGTCGTGCAGCAAAACTCCGAAGCCTTTCAAAACCTCTGGAACACCGGAGATGTAGGTGTGAATTATCACTTCCATTCAGAAAAGCTATCAATGGCCACTAGCCCAACCCTCACTCTGAAAGGAAGGCCTTCATATGGTGCAGGACAAATAACTGCTCTGCTGGAGGTGCAAGGCTTAAAGCTAAAGTCACTTCATGTAAAGCCTGAAGGACTGCACCTAGACATAAGCGGCTGCCACGGCTGCTACGGGTGCTCCACCGGGTTTCTGTGTTCTGTCCGAGTCAAGATCACCCACCCTGACCAGTACGCAATACACCTGCAATCAGAAGACCCCAATGTGATAGCACCCGGTGTGACCCTGATGGCCAGAGCCGATTCGACACCAACTTATGAGCTGCATTTCTTCTCAGCAGTAAAGACAGAAGAAGTTTGCCTACGGGTAAAAGAGCTAGATGCTGAAGAGAAAGTTGCCAGGTCGTGTTCTGCAGCTCAACTATCCCCTCAAGAGAATGTTGCCCTTGAACACAGGCGAACACTACACTCTACTAGCAACTCCACCTGCACCACTGGGTATTGGTCCTGCTACACATCAAATGTAATCAGTTTTTTCTCTTCACTTGGTGGGCTATTGAAGACAGTGTTCGGTGGAATTGTTCCGGGGGTCATCAGTTTTATCATCATCTTACTATTGGTGGCACTCCTGATAATATTCGGCCCAAATATATTCAGAGCAGTGATTGCCTGCTGCAGAGCTAAGCGAAGCTACCGCAGACTGATGCCCTTTGAAGAACTTAAAGCGGAGTGGTCAGCTGCTCGAAGAAGCGTGCAGGAAGAGAAGCAGAGGAACCAGGAAGCACAGGCACTGCTGGAAAAGCTATCCAAAGTCAAATAAGTCTTAGCCACTGACCAGCAGGCACGCTGCCCGCATATATTAACCACATCATAACTGCATGCTTTTAGCCTTAGCTTCATTTTATCTAGTGTAGCCCATGTAGTCCCCAGCCCTGCCTTGACCCTCATGTAACCTACCCGACACCTTTCCCATCTCCAGGAGGTCACCCCACAGCAGCCAGCCCTAAGAGGCCAAATCGGCTTGGAAGACTGCCGCCGTCACTGCATCCATCGGAGCCCATGCCTGGAAGCCTGCACCTGCCTACTCAGCCCTTTAGAACCATCGTGGAGCACCAACACTACACTCACTACGGTGATGTAAATGTGTATGGTGTGCTGCCACGATGTCTACGTTTGTATTCAGCTGAAGGAACCACCGACCAACATGAAGATTGCTCTCACATTTCTTCTTGTCGCATTTGCGGCTGTGTGCGTGTACGCTACTTCGGAGCCCCACTGCGAGGGTGTGACGTGCGACCCCGAGACTTGTCCTAAGCACGAATGCCATTGCGGGAGCCACAAGGACGCCTGCGGTTGCTGCGACTTCTGCGACAAGTGCGCGAACGAGGAGTGCCACCCCGAACACAACGACCACTGCGCGGAAGGCCTGCACTGCGTCAAGAAGGTTGTCGGCGAAGAGACTGAACCAGTTGCGGGACACTGCGAGCCAGTCGAGTCCGGCATCACCACCCCGCACCCAGAGGCCCACGCCAAGATACCGGACTCGGAGGCGCCGGTGCACGAACCGGAACATCACCACGAGGAAGGAGAACACGCCAAGAGTGAAGCTCCCCACGAGTGATTCTTCGAGTGAGGGGAACGCTGAAACGACCCTGACAGCCCAAGTGGCACAATCACTTGCTGACTCATTCGCGCTGGCTGTACAGATGCTGCTAGTCACATGAAATAAAAGATGCCGTGAAAAAGAAAAAGAAATACA